GCTCCTGTCTCTAATGTATCTGTAATTTGTTCTTCAAATAGTGCCATAATTTTGTCTTATTTCCTAGGGTTTATTATACTACTTTGTTTTTCCAAACAAATCAAGGCTTGGCATAAACACATGAACATCTCTTTGAATGTCTTCTTCAGCGATATTCTTGGCTTTCCATTCCTCCTCGGTTTTATACTCCTCTCCTGTTTTTTTATTTTTAATAACTGTTGTTACCTTTGTTGGTTTTATTACTTCCATTATCCTGTGATCTCCTTGTTAATATTTAGATAGCTAACAGCTATATCAAATGAGTCTGAGCTGCCGGCTTTAATGGTAAGGGTTTTTCCACCCTCTACTATTAATGGTTGGGTTAATAATTCTTTAGTCACATTAGCAGTTAAAGCTGCTGATTTAATAGCTGTAATAGAGTTATTGGTTACAATAGGACTAGGTGTGCCAGCTGATGTTACTAAAATAGATTTAATAATATATGTTTCAGTAGCTAAAGGATTACCAGAACCAAATGGATTTAATTCTCCATTACTGGTATCATTATCTATTCCTACAAATTTATATTGATTAACAACAGCCATTATTCCATAAAGAAAGCTTTAGCTTCTATCTCCTGTTTTAATTCTTCTTGAAATGTTGTGTTTAATTTTTCTAAGACAGCATCTAAATCTCTAACTAAAGACTGGGCTACGTCTTCTCTATATTCTGTGCTTGCTCGGGTTAATGTTTGTACTATCTTGGCCATAAACTTGCTAGGCCTCCTTGGCTAAAACGGGGAATATAAGAACCTCTATATGCATCAGTAAAATTATCTCTTGCTAAATTAAGTCTATTGCTAGCATTTGCCATTATTTGTGGAGAAGCACCCATCGCATTAATATTAGCTAGTTGAGCGTTGTTAAGTTCCACATTTGCTACGTCTTGTATTCTTGTATTGCCTCCTGCGCCTGAAAGTAAAAAATTTTGATTCATATTATTTGGCCCCGTCAGCTTTGCTCTGTTTTGATTTGCTAACACTTCTGCATAAGTTAAAGCATCAGGATTGTTTGCCATTACATCTACAACTTGTTGGTTAATTTGGTTATCCCACATTGGATCACCCATTGGTGATTTAGAAGTATTTAATTGACCCCTTAAATTTAAGTCTCTTCCTGTTAAAACATTTCGTGCAGTACTAGGTTGTATTCCTTGAGCTAATAAAGAATCAAGATTTTTTTGACTATATGTTTTTCCTGCATCTTTTCTCGCAAACAATCTATCTAATCTTTTTTGATTAATTCTATTTTGTCTTGCTTCTTCCCATTCATCTTGAGTTCTATATCCCGTTAAATTTTCTCTCCAGTCTCCTAGTTGAGTTCCAAATTTAGTTCCTAAACCTTTTATTCCTTGATAGCCTCTATAAGCCATTCCTAATGCAGGATTTATCATACCTAAAATTGCTCCTAAAATTAAACCTCCTATTCCACTTTTTTGTTTAGTAGGTCCTTTTCCATAATGTGATCCTGGCATTACAGTTGTTGAACCTTTTTTACCTGCGAGTAAACTTAATTGAGCAGGGCTCATTGCCGTTGTGTGTTTACTTCCATGTTTAGCTGCAGAAGCTCCACTCCATCCTGAGTGACTAGAACTTTTATCCATGGCACCACTGATACTTGAACCAGCTCTATTTTGTCCGGGGTCACTTGATCCCCATCCATTTAAACTCATAATACCTGATGGTCCTCTGTTAACTCCACCTTTTAAGGAGCCATGTAAATCTTGTTTAACAAGTAAATCTTTTTCTGCTGGTGTAATGTAAGCTAATTCTGTTGTTGGATGATCGGGACTTGACTGCCAATACTTAGGTGCACTAACCATTGGTTGCTTACCTAAATAATTTTTTACTCCACCTTGACTAGCAACACCACCACTTGCATAATCTCTTTCCCATCTCTTTGCGAGTTCAGGTAAGTTAGCATGCATATAGCGTCTTTGCTTCTCTGATTTAAATGGCATTATCTTCTTCCTCCTGCATGTACATCTAATCTAAATGTACCTAATTTCCAATTTTGTCCTAAGGTTGTATCACTGCCAGTATTATTGGCGATAGTAACCGCAACCGATCTTGCTCTTGCTCTACAAGATTTATAGTTAGTACTGCTTGTAACAGTAAAAGGCCCTAATGTCGAGCTTACAGCTGACTGATTAGGAAAATTTCTAAGGTCTAATTGAACAACCGTGTTACCTGATTGAGATATAAAGTCAGGTAAAAACCTGCTAATTCTCATAATAAATTCTCCATCTCCTCTAAAGGTAATACCTCTTTGTTGGTCTTGGGTTATATCAAAATCTCCAGAAGTAATATTAGATGGAACAGCATATGTCGTTCCTCCTTTAGTATAATTTACTCCTGTTTCATGTTCATAATAAATCGTAGTTCCATCAGTATTACCTATTACATCAAATGACGTATCATCATCTGCATCGTAGGCAGTGGCATGAGGCAGACCAAATATTGCTGAATCTATCCACGTTGTTCTCTTGAAAAGAGTACTAGCATTTGTAAACCATATAGGTCTTTCAGGCGTCGAATCTAAATAACTATAATAAACAGACCTATCTACTACATTAGATGTAGAGGTTGGATAGAACCAAGTAATCTCACCAAACAAGTTATTAAGACCACAATATATCAATTGGTTAGAAGTTTTATTAAGGTCATCATAAACATAGTCTTCTACTAAACAGTCCATAGATTCTAGTTTACCAGTGTACCTAAAGAAACCATTCTCAGACATCCAGTACGCAGCACCATCCACTTCAACAGCTGCATTCATTCCTATTAATCCACAGTTTGTACCTACTTGATCATAGGCGAAAGTAAATGGAGTACCTACAAATCTCATGGTAAATAAAGCTGTATCAGTCCATACATAAATTGCAGACTTACCAAGTTTAGCTCCCATGATCCGTGATCCGTCGGCCAGTCTTTGTGTTCCAGCACTATTGGTTGCTGTTGGTGCCCAAGTATTTATATCTTCTTGAGAAGAGAATCTTATAAACATATCATCTTGTGTTGATGTAGTTCCAATTGTGGTTTCTGTTCCAAATAAAACTAAGTGACGGTCAGGTGTTGATACTAACATATCTCTAGACGCAGTTGGTGCTCCAGAAATAATAGTAGCCCTAGTTGATGTAGCATTAGTTGCAGCAGAATCCCATTCAAATACTGCGCTGTTATGAATTAGAGCGATAACATTATCTCCTAAATTATCAATGGACCAAAGTCCTGGGTCTGTTACTTTATCAGTGTTCGCGGCAGCTGATCCCCATCCAGTCCAATCAGAAGTATTGGTAACCGTTGCCCCATTAGAATGAGCTGCTTTACTAGAACCTCTTGCTCCTCTTGTAATACCGGTTAAATCATTTCCTGACACACCTGTGTATGAAATTTCTTCATTGTCTACTTGAATATAATTAGTTCCCGATGTTGGAAAGCCTGTAGTATTTGTTAAAGTAATAGAAGTTCCTGATCCACCTGTACCGGCAGTGTCATTTAATAGAGCTCCATTCAAAGTTGTAGTTGTAGATCCTAATACTTTACCTCCAAATAAAGCTATACCCCATCCAAAAGCTCCCACCTGTTCAGCAGGACCTACGTGGTAGTATCTATAATAAGTGATACCTCCAGAAGTGGTAGCACCACTTCCTGTTTCATTATTTTCTACTGTAATTTTAAAATTATCTGCATCTACAATTTCAGTAACCATAAATTTTTTGTCACAAAAAGTTGCAGAACTATAATTAGAATCAGTTATTGCACTAAATGTTGTTGAGTCACCAAATAAACAAATGTCACCAGCTTGAAAGCCATGAGAAGAAGCTGTAATGGTTACAACTTTTTGACCGTTGGTTGTACTAAATGCATTTGAAATAGCTGTGCCTGATGGATTAACTAAAGGGTGTATATCATAAAATACACCTCCAGTATATGCATATAAAATTCTGTTTGTTCCTATAATAGAAAATTTTTGTGAGTCTTTATTAACAATATGATGCATTTGACGCGCCGCACCAGTAAGTTTACTTTCTCCTAATTGAGACCATCCTCCTATTTTTTCAGGAGTACCATATCTAAAACGAACATTTTCCCCGCTTTGCCACTGTGCTTCTGCTCCGGTAGGGGTAACTTGTTTATTGAACCCAGGTAAAAAACCTATCTTTTGTAACATATAACTCCATAATATTATGACTTCACAAATGAGGGAAGTCCTAACATCGGCCTTTTGTCGAACCTGTTCTTTTCAGCAAAAGGACCATTTACATGGTTATAATGAAGAAA